AGCGGATGCGACGGAAAGCAGTGGAGGCATTTGATGACATGTGGATCAACGGCGGCGGACGCCGGGCTGGCCGTAAGCGTTCACGATTTACCCACAAACCCGTATGAGTGATGAAAACCAACAGACCGATAAACGACTGTTATTGCTATAACTGCCGGAAATACGAGCAGTGCCGGGACGAAGGAATGTTTGACGAGGGACGGGACATCATTGACTTCTGCGTGGACTATGAGGATGTGAGCTATCCCGATGACGATAACGACGAAAATGATTAAGTCATTAAAACCAAACTACTGTGGAAGAGAAGATGAACCACACAAAACCTAAAGGCGGCTATGTGTTTATGACGTATGACGAATTTCAAGCCCTTGCCGAGGTAATTGCAATGGCAGAGGGAGGGGTTGAATCGGCAGACGAAGATTTCGCTAAATACATGCGCAAGCATGTGCGAAACGCGAACAAATTGATGGTAAAATTCAACACGAGAAAGAAAAAATGAAAACAGGAATTGAGATGATCGCAGAAAGGGAAAGCAAGATATTCACGGCAAATGGAATGTCACGCGAGGAACTGAGACTGAATTACAATGCGGCCTGCAACGCCTATCTGGCTGCTTTTTGCGAGAAGCACGGCTACGATTATGAGCCGGCTGCGTGGACAGGTAACGACCCCGGAGGAATTGCAGAGGTCGGCGATCTATTCGTGAGCATGGCCGATATGCTGACGGACATCGACCGAGACGCTCCGAAGGAGGAATACATCAAGTACTACGACTACTGTATGCGTGTCGGAGGGATTTGTGACGGCAAACTGAACACCCCGAATTACGACAGCTGGCTGCGGGGATGCCCGCGGATGGACGAGGAGCAAATAGCTCGGCTGGAGGAATTGCAACGGGATGTGCGTAGTGCAGAGATGAATTTGAAGGTCGAGATCGACAGAATTAACAACCTCAAACAAGAATAGTTATGCGAGAGAGTAAATTCAGAGGCAAGCGTATAGATAACGACAAGTGGGTTTATGGAGACCTGATTCATTGCTACGGCGCAGACGCAGGCCGGATATTTATCAAGACCTTTACAGGATTATATGAAGTTGATCCCACTACCGTCGGCGAGTATATTGGGCTGAAAGACAATAACGGCACGGATGTTTGGGAGGGAGATATAGTAGAATGGGAAAATCTCATGAAAATCAATAGGCGTAGCGTAATTGCCTATCGAGATCGGATGTTCTGTTTTGTAGATGCGAACAATGAACCTGAGGAAATTTGGTGTTGTTCATTTACGAAAATAGGTAATATCCACGACACCCCGGAATTACTTAAAACTGAATAACCATGCAGAAGATAATGTTTAACGACCGCTATGGACTGACGGATGCGGTCATTGACTATATAAAAAACAATACGCGCCGCATCGAGGGAGGTGAACAATTTCAACGGGCTGCGACCTCGGCCGAAGACTTCACCTATGAGGAAGCCACTGGCTGTATCGTAATGTGCTGTCAAGGAATTGAAATTTTTCGCCATAAATGCCGCTACAAGGTCGGCGAGGTCGTGGCCGTGGCGCAAAGTTATTACCATGCGTTTTCGCCAAGATGTGACATTCCTGTATATGGCGCGGATAGAACACCTGGCTGGCGAAACAAACTGTTTGTGCGAGCCGATTTGATGCCCCACCAAATCCGCATCACCGGAATCAAGTGCGAGCAGTTGCAGAGCATTTCGCACGATGACTGTTTTCGCGAGGGCATTATCGAATCGTGGTACGAATCCACAGATACCACCACGTATGGGTTTGTCGACGAGAAAAAGGGAACAGCCGTTGAATTTGACACTCCCCGCAAGGCCTTCGCCGCACTAATCGACAAGGTGTCCGGCCGTGGAACGTGGGATCGGAACCCGTGGGTGGTGGTTTACGAATTTGAATTGGTGAAATAGTATGAAATTTACAACCCCATGCTTTGTCCGTGTCGAGGATGCGGAAAAGCGAAAGGAGCTGACCGAATGGCTGAAGGGAATCGGGTATTACGTATGCTCCTGCTGCCTATTTGACGGCTGTAACACCCTGCATTGCAGAGGGATTGATCGGCTTAAAATCGCTTACGAGGTGCACGGGATCTGCGACTACGACGAGGAAACCCGATATTCCATCGACCAGTTCAAGGCTGAAAATGTTGCCAAAGGATACCCTGCCATAGACTGCGGCGAGAATATCGAGCTGTTTAAGGCACTGGCGGCGATGAACGACGAGAACGACCGCGAGCAGTGGTTTATCGCGGAGGAAGCGAAGGCATGGGTAAACCAAGGGCTGTATGCACCCATTGGGAGCTTCGAAAAATGCTTGCTGGAGCATCGGGTCGGTATCCCCGCCCGTAAGGCCACGGTTGAGGAGATTATCGAACATTTCAAAAAGAGGGAGAAATGATACGAGCAAGATTCTATATCAAATTCAAAGATTGCGGTAACGATTATCGGCCAGTTAAATGGCCGATCAAGTATCCGTATTGGTGTACGGGCGAAAGCGTCGACGCTTTCGTTATTGTCGCCTATGCCGAAAATGTCGAGCAAATAAAGGGGCTATGGCCGGAGGCTTATATGATCGAATGCGAGGAAGTGAATGAAATAACCTTCACTACAAGATTCCCAAAACCGAAGTGGTACAATTCGAGTTCGAATTGTTGAAATATCGAGATTCTCGCAAAATCAAGATAAAATGCAGAAAAATGAGAACCTTACAGTATTCGAAGCCGTAGCAGCCGATGCCGTATCATACGCTGATGCCGTCCTTGAAGAGCTGGAGAAAAAATAAAAAAGAGGCAATCCCGAAAGATCACCCCTGAGCCCAATACAAAGGTAGTGATAAATTCGGATAAACAAGATGTCTCAGAAAAAATATTGCAATACATCGGCGGATCTCGCCCTGGTTCGACCCGAAAATAAAATCAAAATCTGCGTCCGTGTGACGCCGTACGTTTACCATCACCTGGAGGAGGTTGCCCGGGTTAATGGTGTAAACGTGTCGGTTGTTGCGCGGGCTTTTTTGCAGCGAGGTGTCGAGGATGCTGTGAAGTATTACGAGGATGAGAAACAGATGTAAAGGGTGTTTTTTGCCGGATGTTGCGCTCATCATAGCCCGCAATTACGATTTGCTGTTGCGTCTGTGCTGTGTTTCCAGGGCTCATAACCTCGGCTCGGTGGAGGATATGGATGTCTTCCACGATACGATCCTGCATGTCTCGCACGATATGCTGTCCCGTAATTTCCGCACGGACACCGAGTTTATCGAGTATTTCCAATATCGCTACCGCATGGTATTCTACCAAACATGCAAAGATGAAAAACAATATAGTTCATTATCCTATGCCGACAATCTTAAAACCTCGGAAAACCAAGAAGAATAGCAGCAATTACGATGCGGAGCGTCATAAGGTCTATAATAGCCGCCGTTGGCAGCACCTGCGTGAAGTTAAGTTCATGAACAATCCTCTATGCGAGGTATGCGCAGGGAAGGGTCTCACGACGCCTGCGGAGGACATCCACCACATTGTTTCGTTCATGTCTACGGATAACCCACAGCGGCGCCTATGGCTTGCTTACGATTATTCCAATCTGATGTCTGTCTGCAAAAAATGTCACCAGAATATCCACAACGAAAATTCAGAAAAATAATATGGGAAATGTAAGGTTTAAGATACCGGGATCGATCCAGCACGATGAGACGAAACGCTTCATCCGCGATCTGGTTCGTAAGTTGAATGACGAGAATAAAATAGATGCGTCGGATATTCCGAACCTGCATCGCCTGGCCACCAGTTTCGACCAGTACCTCACGGCGATATACTGGTTGTCGGAGCATTCGATGATCACCACCAACAAGAAAGGCGAGGAGGTCAAGCATCCGTATGTGAATATCGCCCGCGAAGCGTGGGCGCAATACCTCGATGTGGCCAAACAATACGGATTGACGATTAAGAGCAAGGCTCAGATAGATTCGCATAAGCCGGGTGATGGCGTTCCTGACACTCCGCTCGATGAGTATATCCGAGAAAAACGCACCCGTGGTTGAGGTTCCGGGATATATACTATACGCTCAGCGCGTGCTGGCCGGAGATATCGTTGCGGGCAAGTGGGTTAGGCTCGCCTGCGAGCGTTTTTTTGCTCTCATGGAGGATGACAGGTACGAATTCCGCGAAAGAAAGGTTCGGGAAGTGATCCGTTTCATTCGCATGCTCCGGCATTATACGGGGCGTCATGCCGGCAAGCCTTTCGTGTTGGAATTGTGGCAGGAGTTCGCTGTTGCGAGTATTTACGGATTCTATTGTAAAGAGGATGGGAGCCGGCTGGTTAAATCCGTGTATATGGAGATGGCGCGAAAACAAGGGAAATCAGCCCTTGCGGCGGCCCTGTGTCTTAACAGCCTGATCGGGGAGGGTGAGATGAATGCGGAGGTCTATCTTGCGGCCAACAGCAAGGATCAGGCGAAGATCAGCTTCGGTATGTGTTCGAATTTCGTGAAGAGCATCGACCCTATAGGTAAATACTTGAAGCCATATCGGGATAGGGTCAATTTCGACAAGATGCTGTCTACGCTGCGGGTCTTGGCTGCCGATGACAGCAAACTTGACGGATTCAATGCTTCGATGTACTTACTCGATGAATACCATGCTGCCAAAAATACCAGACTGAAAGACGTATTGCAGTCATCGCAGGGTATGCGTGACGATCCCCTCGGTGTCATCATCACGACAGCGGGCTTCGACAAACTGGGCCCGTGCTATCAGTATCGTACGATGTGTACGGAGGTTTTGAGCGGGCTGAAGCCGGATGATTCTCTTTTTGCGTTGATTTATGCGCTGGACGAGGGGGACGATTGGAAAGATGAAAACGTATGGATCAAGAGCAACCCGAACCTAGGGGTTACTGTAAAGCCCGCCTATATCCGCGAGCAGGTGCAGAAAGCCGTGAACTCTCCGTCCGAGGAGGTGGGCGTTAAAACCAAGAATATCAACATATGGTGCGATGCCGATACGGTGTGGATCCCGGATCACTACATTTTGTCAGCCTCGCAAAACCTTAATGCCGCGGATTTCTACGGCAGGGATTGCTTTGCGGGTGTCGACCTGTCTGCTACGAGCGACCTCACGGCTCTTGCGTTTATGATACCCACCGAGGAGGCTATATACTTCTTTGTGAAATACTATCTTCCGGAGGCAGCCCTTCAAGAAAAGCGTTTTAAAGAGCGTTACGGCGAATGGCGCCGTATGGGAAGCCTTACGGTAACTCCGGGCAACGTTACGGATTACGACTACATTCTGAATGACCTGTTGCAGATTCAGCAACAGTTCTACCTCCAAAAGGTGGGGTATGACGACTGGAATGCCACGCAGTTCGTCATCAATGCTACGGAAAAGGGAATGCCTATGGAGCCGGTCAGCCAGAGCATCGGCAATTTCAACCGCCCGACCAAGGAACTCGAACGCCTGATAT